TGAAATTGGTTTTATAAATGTATCTAATACAGGAACGACTTACGATACAGGTTCAGATTACAGACTAAAAGAAAATGTCAGACCTATAGAAAATAGTTTAGAAAGACTTAATAATCTCAACCCAGTTAAATTTGATTGGATTTCAGATGGTACATCGAGTGAAGGCTTTATAGCACACGAAGCACAAGAAGTATTTCCTGATGCTGTAAGTGGTGAGAAAGATGGTGAAAAAATGCAAGGCATGGATTACGGAAGAATTACACCATTACTTGTAAAAGCTATCCAAGAACAACAAGAACAAATAGAACAGTTAAAAACTGAAATACAAACCTTAAAAGGAGAATAAAAAATGGCAATTTCATATGCATGGGATGTAAGTACAGTTGACACTTACCCAACAAAAGACAGCAATAGTGATGTAGTTTATAACGTACATTGGAGACTAACAGCAACTGATGATGCTAATAACGATGCGGATGGTAACAACTGGACTGCTACAGTCTATGGAAGCCAAGGACTAGATACAGATAGTATCTCAAGCTTCACAGCTTTTGGAAGTCTTGATTCCGCTACAGTACAAGGTTGGGTAGAAGCTGCTTTAACTGCTGATACTGTTACTGAAATGAAATTAGGCTTAGATGCACAGATAGCTGAAAAAATTACACCAACAAGCGTTACCAAGACTATAGGATCATAAGTGAATGGCATTACTTCCTATTACTCCCCCAGCTGGAATCGTCAAGAACGGGACTGATTACGGAAACAAAGGCCGTTGGGTAGACGGGAATTTAGTACGCTTTGAAAATGGCTACCTAAAACCTATAGGTGGTTGGAACAAATTAAAAACAACAGCTTTAACAGGCGAACCTATTGGAATGTATGCACATTCCGATAACACAGGTAAGCCTATACTGGCTGTAGGTACAAGACAAAAAGTCTATGTACTCTACGACAATACCTGGACAGACATCACACCATCTGGTTTCGTAAACGATGCCAGTAACGATCCTTTGGGTTATGGTGCTTATCAATACGGTCAAGAAGACTATGGTGATGCTAGAAGTCAATCAGGCTTACCTTTAGATACAGGTCATTTCGCTTTTGATAATTGGGGTGAAGATTTAGTCTTTTCTTTTTCAGGTGATGGCAAGATATACAAGTGGCGACCTAACTCAGGCGGTACAGCCGATACGATAGCTACAGTTGTTACCAATGCACCTGTAGGTAATCAGGCTATCATCGTAACCAACGAAAGACATTTAGTGGCTATTGGTTCTGCAAGTGATCCTAGAAAGATTGCTTGGTCTGATAGAGAAGACAGAAACAACTGGACATCTAAAGCTACTAACTCAGCGGGTGATCTACAAATTCCTACAGGCGGTAGAGCATTGTACGCAGTTAAGTTTGGTGCAGATGTCATTATATTTAGTGATACAGGCATAGCTAGAATGTATTATACAGGCAACCCTTTTATCTATGGTATAGCTGATGCTGGTTCTAATTGTAAAGCGGTAGGTAGAAGAGTCATTGTATCTACAGGATCGTTTATGGCATGGATGGGTGAGAACTCATTCTTTGTGTACGATGGACAGGTTAGAGAAATACCATGCGAAGTTCACGACTATGTGTATGACAATCTAAACCAACAAGGTAGAGCTGCTAGTTGGGGTGGACACAACTCTAACTTCAACGAGATATGGTGGGGATTCCCAAGCGGTGAAGGACAATACACACCGAACAAATACGTTATATGGAACTACAGAGAGAACACATGGTCTATAGGTGAATTAGATCGTGGTTGTTGGATTGACCAAGGTGTCTTTGACTTTCCTATAGCGGGTGACTCTAGTGGGTTTATATACGAACACGAATCACAGTTATTAAACAACTCTCCAAACTTAGGTACATCTGTACCTTTTGCAACGAGTGGCCCTATAGAGATTGGCAATGGCGACAGGTACGTTCAATGTAATCAAATATTACCAGATGAAGAAGCAAATACTTTACCTGGTGTAACCCTTAGTTTTAAAGGTAAGTTTACTCCGCTAGGCAGCGAAACAGACTTTGGTAGTTTTACCTTTAATAGTGATGGTTATACCGATGCAAGGTTTTCAGCACGACAGGTACAGATGACAGTTACAGGAAGCACAACACAAGACTTCCAAGTTGGTAACATTAGGTTAGATGTCAGGAACAGAGGCAAACGATGAACCTAGCTTCTAAAAGGCAATATTTAGAAAGAGCGACTAATGTAAAATATTCTTTTGCAGCTACTACTCAGCAAACTATATACACAGCACCTACTGGTGATGATTTTACGTTTGCCATAATAGAAGGCATATTTGCTTGCGATCATGGCAATCAACAAACTAATTTAGATATAACCATTACAGATACCAGTTCTAATGAGTTCTTCCTTTTTAAGAATCACAACATATCAGCCTATGGCACAGAAGAATTAGTAGTTAATTCTGGTTTGATTCTGCAACAAGGAGAGATTGTTAAAGCACAGGTTAATCACGCAAACATAGACTTAGTAATAAGTATCGTAGAGTATGCAAAAGGTGACTAATAACGTAGTTGATTTTAAGCCTACATGGGAAATGGAGTGGGATCGTTGTAAACCTTGGATAGAAGAAGCAATAGAGACACAGGACTCCTATACAATTAAAGATGTAGAGGATAAAATAAGTAATGGATTGTTCCATTTGTGGCCTGGTAAGAAGTCTGCAATGGTAACGGGGTTTGCTGAATACCCACAATACAAGGTGTTAAATTTAATATTTTGTGGTGGAGATTACGAAGAACTCGAAGAAATGCTACCATCTATAGAGTTTTTTGCTAAGTCAGCTGGATGTAAAAGGCTGTACGGAGGCGGAAGAAAAGGATGGTTAAAGAAAATAAAGCATCTAGGTTTTGAAGATGCTTATTTAATTAAAAAGGATTTGTAGGTAAGAATATGGGAATAGAAACAATAATAGGCGGGGTTGGTGCATTAGCAGCAGCTAAATCTGCTTTTGATCCAGAAACAGGTCAAACTCAACAGACGCAACAATTAGACCCAGCACAACAAGCTATGCTGAGAGAAGTCTATGGACAAGGTAGAGCTTTAGCAGCACAACCTTTTGTACCCTACACAGGTGCAAGAGTAGCTGGCTTTTCACCTGACCAGCTTAGAGCATTTGAAGCTACTCGTGGTTTATTTGAGTCAGGTATGGGATATGATCCTATGGCTGGATTGGCTGGATTGGCACAAGCCCCTACTCCTAGCCTTTTACAAACAGACATAGGTGCATATCAGTCACCTTACACACAACAAGTTATAGACACCACATTAGGTGATATAAGAAGACAACAAGACATAGCACAACGTAGAGCACAAGAAGGTGCGATTCGTGCGGGTGCATTTGGCGGATCACGTTCAGCAATTATGGAAGCTGAAGCCACTAGACCGTATGTAGAACAAGCAGCTAGAACCGCAGCTGGCTTAAGACAAGCGGGTTATGGTCAAGCTTTAGGTGCTGCTCAATCTGACTTAGAAAGACAAATGGCAACTAGAGGTTTCCAAGCGAATTTGCTTGGAAATATATCTAATCTGCAAACTGGAAGACTTGGTTTATTAGGCGGTATAGGAGCACAACAACAAATGCTACAACAAAGAGCATTGGATGTTCCATATCAAGAGTTCCAAAGAGCGTTGGGTTATGGCGGTCAACAACTTGGTTTATTATCAGCAGCAGCGGGTAAACCTTTTCCTACTAGCACAACAACAGGTTATCAACCTAGTACGTTAGAAGGTGTATCTAGTGCTTTAGATATATTGAACCAACCGTTTATGAAAGGTTTGTTTAGTAGTACTCCTACACCAACTCCAGCCCCAGCACCTATACCCGTTCCAGGAGGCGGAGGTGGAGGCGGAGGAGTGTACCGACAATATTAAAATAAAATTATGGCAAACGAATCACTATCACAATTATCAGATGCACTAGGTATTGCAACTGCAAGACTATCTGGCGATCCACAAAGGATGCAGATGGCTTTAGGTATGCAAGAAAGTCGTAAGTTGCAACAGCAAGATCGACAATGGAATGATTGGATTGATGTTAATGTAAAAGATCAAGGTAAGGCAAAACTATTAAGATTAATGGGTCGTGAAGCTGGCATTAAAAGCATATTGGGTTCAGAAGATAAAGATAGAAAAATAGTAGAAGGAATTGATGGCTTTAAATATTATGCTGATACACAAGAAAGAGTTTTGCCTAACATTAAAGAGTCAAACACATTAGAAATAAAAACTTCTGACATTATAGGTGCGCAAAAAGATGAAAGAAAAACCTTTGAAGCAGCTAACAAAGGTGTTAAAAATTTCCAACAATTACTTGATGCAGCTCAATCAGCAGATGGGGCAGCCTCATACGCTTTAATGATTAAATTTATTAAACAGCTTGACGATTCTGTTGTAAGAGAAGGAGAGGTTGCAACGTTTGGAGGATTCCAAGGAGCTTTAGAAAATTTCAGATTATATGTCAATAAAGCTAAAGGTGAAGGTTTCACGCCAATCGTAAAAGCAAATATGATAAATTTAGCATCACAAACAGCTAATAGGCTTGTAGAGGATTACAATACATACAGGGCGGGTAAACAAAATAGTTATGAAAATATAGGTTTTGATCCTGAAATGATTTTTTCTGGTTTAGATTTTAATTTAAAAGATTTGGATTTAACTAAAAAATATACACCAGAAGATTTTGAAGAAATAACAGGCGTTTTAGAATAAAATGGCTAAAATTTTTAAATCTGATCAATTTGGAGATTTGCAAGTTCCAGATAATTTTGCAGAACTTCCAAAAACTGAACAACAAAAAATTCTTAAAGAAGCAGCTCAAAAAAAAGGGTCTGTTGAATCTTTACAACCAGAAATGTCAACTGGTAGATATTTAGAGGGACTTGGAGATCAGGCATTACAAGGTTTAACTTTAGGTACGTCAGACGAAATAGGCGCAGCATTTGCAGAGATGCGTCCAAAAAATGTTTTAAAAAGTTTATTTACAGACCAAAAGTTTGGTGATGCCTTTAATAAAAGGCTAAGTGCACAGAGAGCAAGAAATAAACAGTTTGAAGCTGCCTATCCAAAAGCCGCATTAGCAGCAAACGTAGGCGGTTCTGTTGCTCCTATAGCTGCCTCACTATTGTTGGCACCTTTTACTGGGGGTAGTTCAACGGCCGCGACAACAGCTAGTACGGTAGCAAGGGCAAAAAATATTTTAGACAGTTCTAGGTTGCTGTCTGGCGGCATTACAAAGCCAGGATCGTCTATAGGCGCAAGAACAATTGAAGGATTAAAAACTGGTTCTGCTCAAGGATTTGTTGGCGGCATTGGTTATAATGAATCAAATACAGACACTATAGGGGGTGTCATTTATGACAAAGCTACAGGTGCGGCAATTGGAACGGTAGCTGGGGGTTTGTTTGGCTCTGCATTGCCAACAACAATTTCAGTTGGGTCTATTCCATTTAAAGCAACGGGTAGACAAATTGGAAAGGTTTTTGATAAAAATAAATTTACAGTTGAAGAAAAAATGGCTGTTAAAAAAATCTCTGATTTATTTTTACAAGACGATATAACGCCAGATCAAGTCATACAAGGAATAAAACAAAATATAAGCGCAGATAAATTAGAAGGTGTAACTCCTGTAGAAATTTTAGCAGATTTTGGAGGTGAAGCTGCCATAAGAAAGCTTAGAGGTTTAAATATAATTGCTCCAGGAGACACAATAAAGAAAACCCTTAGGGAAAGAGGTTCGGGGTCAGTAGAGGGAATAGGACAAGATATTATTGATGATGTTACTTCTAATATTCAATCAACTAGAATCGGACAATCATTACAAAGAGCTTCTGAAGATACAATCAATACAAAAGGAATAAATTTATCTGGCGGTATAGAGGATATTGAGCAAGCAACAAGAAGAGAGCTTAATCCTTTATATACTGAAGCTTTTGCAAAAAATCAATTTGTAGACAATTTAGAACTTTATAAATTTTTAGAAGTTCCTATTATTAAAGATGCTTATGAGCCCGCAAGAAGAAATTATTTATTAGAAGTTCAAAAAATGAATCCAGGACAAAGAATTTTAATGGAAGATACAGGAATACCTCCATTAAAAGACTTGTTGGTTAAAGGAGAAAAAGCACAAATTACTGGCGTTACTAAAAATTTACCTTTAGCTTTTTTAGATCAAATAAAAAGATCAGCCGATCAAAAAACTTTTGGACTGAAAACAACAACTGGTTCTAATAAAATAGATAGCCGTACTGCAAGCAACAGAAAAGATGTAGCTAATCAATATAGAGATTTGTTAAAAGATTCCGTTAAAGGAGATGAATACTCAACTGCATTAAAAAAAGGAGCAGATAAATTTTCATTAGAAGATGCTTTTAATCAGGGCAATAAGTTACAAGCAAGAACAACAAAAGCCGAAACTTTTAAAAAATATTTTAATGGCTTAAAAACCGATGCTGAAAAAGATGCTTTTAGAGTTGGTGTATTTCAATATTTATCCGACCAAATAAACACACTTGGAAACAATACAAATTTAGCAAATAAATTATTAAGTTCACCAAATGTTTCTACTAAATTAACTGTTTTATTCCAAGGTAATGATAAAGCAAAAAAATCTTTTATTGATAGGCTGATAAGAGAAGACAGGATAGCTGGAACTAATCAAGCAATATTAGGACAATCTGCTACAGCGGAAAAGGCCTTTGATGCCAGTCAAGGTTTGTCTAGTATTTCTGATTTAATGATTGCTCTTAATGAACCTACAAGTTCTGCTGGTGTTAGGGGTGGTGCTTCTGTTATTGGAAATTTGAGGGCAGCTTTGTTTGATCCAGAAGGAAAAAAGATACAAGCAATGCAAAATATTCTTTTAGAAAGCAGTCCTAATAAACAAATAAGTATTTTAGAACTTATAAAACAGTTAAATAAAATAGAGAAAGTGGGTTCTGGCACAGAAAGCGCAATCAGAAAAAGTATTTCTAGGTCAGTTGTTCCGCAGTCATCTTCAGTAATAAGAGAAAATTTACAATAATTTGAATAAACCATGTCAAGAACCACAGAACGGGTTGGTCGTTCTGGCGAGTATTTCGTAGCATCACTTCTCTCTCAAATTTCCGACACAGTTCTTATGGTTCCTCATTCAGCCGAGGCTGATTTACTCTTTGAATACAACAACACACTTTACAAAGTACAGGTTAAAACCAAGACCAAGATAGAGAAACACAGAACGAACTGGCGATTTGATATGCGTAGAGGATCGCACACTAAGAACCGCAGTTACGAGAATGGTTCAATAGACATCTTTGCCTTTGTCTCCTTACAACACATGAACGTGGTTTTCTATGAGCCTAAAAAGACTGAAAGCTTTACTGTCAAAGATGAGAAGATGAAGAACAACAAACCCATAGACAACATATTAGACATACTGGATAAACTTCACTATACTACCTGATAACACATTAGGGAGATGTTATGAAAACTTTAGACGAAATGTTTATGGTCTATGTCAAAGACCTTAAAAGAAGACAGGTCAAGACTGTTGCTAAGATAGAGCAAGTCTACCAAACCAATATCAGTCCTGTTCTTGGCGACAAGAACATAGATGAAATAATACGAGGGGATATAGCACAGTTACACTTTGATATTAGTGATAGAGCACCTTCTCTAGCTAACAAGTGTTTATCTATTATAAAGGCTATTTATAACCTAGCCATTACATTATCACTCGTAGTTATAAACCCAAGCACTAATATATCTAAGAACAGGGAGAACAAACGTAAGCGATACATGACCAATGAAGAGCTGCTGGCAGTTGTGGAGGAACTAAAGAAAAGGAAAGATGACCAAATCTATCAGAAATCAGTTGCCTTTATCTGGTTGCTAATCCTGACAGGTGCAAGGAAGGGAGAGATAGCCAAAGCTAAGTGGACTGATCTAGTAGGCAACACACTTGTTATCAAGGATCATAAGACAGACAGGTACGGAGAGGATCGTATTATTCA